GAGGAGCCTCCGGCCTCCTCCAGCGCGGCATCGTCGTCGGCCGCGCCCGCCCCGTCGAACTGATCCATGATGGACTGCCAGTCGGCCAGGCCGAGCACGTCAGCGAAGTCCTCCCCGATGGTCTCCAGTTCGCGGGCGAGTTCGGGGAAGTCCCACGACGTGAAGTCCCCCGTCCGGTTGTCCGCGATCCGGTAGGCGCGCGCCTGCTCCGGGGTGAGATGCTCCGCGACGATCACGGGGACGTGCTTCAGCCCGAGCGTCTTTGCCGCCTGTAGCCGCGTGTGACCGGCGAGCACGATGCCGTCCTTGTCCACGATGATCGCCTGTTGCCAGCCGAACTCTCGGAGGGAGTGAGCCACGATTTCGACGGCCCGTGCGGGGATGCGCCGGGGGTTGTTCTTCGAGGGCTTGATCGTCCCGATGGGGACGACCGTGGGGGTGCCGAGGTCCGCGACCTGGGGAGTGGAGTCTGCCATGTGAACCAGAGTACCGTGCGGGCCCCCACCTGTGCTACAGTGTCACTACACGGGGAAGTCACCCCGGAACCGGATCGGAAGGACCGACACACCATGAGCGAGAAGAAACTCGACCTCATCGCACAACTGCTCGCGAAGGCTGAGCGCACCACGCCCGAGGAGGCTGAGGCGCTCATGGAGCACGCCTCGCGCCTGATGGCGAAGTACGCCATCGACCAGGCCCGCGTGGACGAGCGCCGCCGCCTCCACGGCAAGACGAGCGAGAGCATCGTGGAGGAGTCGATCCGCTGGACCGGCACCTACAACGTCGCGCTCGGAGACATGGCCGCGAGCGTCATCTACGCCCTCGGCTCGATGCGCGTGCTGGAGTCCCGTCGCCAGGGCGTGTGCGTCACGTTCGTGGTCGGCTACGAGTCGGACGTGAAGCAGGCCCTCGCGCTCCTCCGGTCGCTGGAGGTCCAGGCGATGGTGGCGATGCGCGCGTTCTGGCACGCCCACAGCCACGAGTACCGATGGGGCTCCGACTGGGACCGCCGCAAGGCCCGCGACTCGTTCATCCGCGGCTTCGGCCACGGCGCGCACCACCGCATCAGCGCGAACCGCCTCCAGGTCGTGGAGGAGGCCGGGAACGGCACGGACCTCGTGCTCGTCTCCCGCCGCCAGCGCGTCGATGAGCATGTGGACGCGATGGACCTCGGCAAGGCGCGCGAGACGCAGACGAAGGTGGACGGGCGCGCGCAGGCGTTCGGCAACCTCGCCGGGCGTGACGCGATGACCGGCGAGAAGGACCTCACCCAGGGACGGGGGATCAGCGCATGAGCGAGATGACGCTCCGCCTCGACATCGTGGAGGCTGTGGAGGTCGGGCTGAACGCCTGCCCCGCCCAGCACTCCGAGGGGTGGCTCTGCACGCGCCCGACCATGCACAAGGGTGACCACGCGGCCGGGACGACCGGCAAGTGGTTCGCCGCGATCTGGCCGCAGGGGGTGGACGCATGAGCGACGACGAGAAGACGCGCGCCGTGTGGTGCCCGAACTGCCAGGCCCAGCCCGGCGAGCGATGCACACGCGCCACGGACACCACCCGCCGCCCCGTGGAGTGGCACCACGCGAGCCGTGAGGCGGACGCTGACCGTGGCTAAGACGAAGGCCAACGAGGACCCGGAGCCGGGCATCCTGTACCGCGTGAACGGCGGTGAGCCCGTCGCCGCCGCCGACATGGCCTGGGGGACGGTGTTCCCCTGGGACGTGGTGGAGCGGAAGGGCCCCGGGCTCACGTGGTCCACCACCTACCCCGACCCGCCCGTGTTCCTGAAGACTTCCCCCGACCACCACCCCGGCCCCGATGGCCGCTATCACCTGAATGGCCCGATATGGCCTCCCCGCCGCTGAACGCCGCACGCCCCGTCGCCATCTTCGCTGGAGGGTTCGGCCAGGCGCAGGACTTCGCCCGCGCCGAGGGCCTCGACCGCGACGGCAACTACTGGATATTCGTGCGCGACCCGGAGGGCATCCGCTACCTGCCGATCCGCTCCGTCGCCATCCTCCCCGGCTTCGAGAAGAACCGGAAGTACGACCTCCTGGCCCCCCTCGCGGAGGTCCTGGAGGACGAGAACGGGCCCTACGTGCCCACCACCGCCAGACTGAAGGGCTGACCACCATGACCGAACTCCACGTGCCCCCGGCCGACCTCATCGAGGCGATCCGGGAGGCCCTCCATCAGGCCGACCGCCTCTCCCCAGACCCCGCCATCGCGGCCGAGCAGATCACGTACAGCGATGCGTTCCAGCACTACCTCGGCACGCTCCGGGCCACGGATGCCACGGGGAACGCCCAGGACACCCACGAGGCCCGCGATCCGCTCCGAGTGGTGTGCACAGTCACCGTGCCGCTCTCATCGCCCCAGGCGGCGGCTGACGCCCTCTCGCGGGTCCCGATCAACGCGAACGTGAAGTACGACGACAAGCCCCAGGGCATCCTCGCGGGCATCTTCGGCGTCGGCGCGCTCACCGCCTCATGGACGGAGGAGCGATGACCACCCACCTGTTCGCCCCGGAGGTGTGCCCGAACTTCCCCCACGGCATCCGCGGGCAGAAGCCGGTGAAGGGCACGTGCCCACTGTGCGGCCGGAACTCGCGGGTGTTCCTGTTCGGGGAGCGCCTCGCCCAGGCCACCGTCATCGCCGCCACCATCGTCTCGACCGGGCTCATGTTCTGGCTGTTCTGGAGCGTCGGCACCTGGATCGCGTCATGGTGACCGGCACGCAGGTCGGACCCATCCACCCCCGAAAGGTGAGTTACCCCGCATGAAGATCAGCACCGGGCTCCGCCCCCGCGTGGACCAGCCCACCACCTACCCGAAGATCGACCGCCCCGTGAACACGTAGCACTCCACGACATCGACGCCCACAACGCACAACACGAGTCTGGGCAGTAAACTCACCCCAGCCCCGCAGACCGGGGAAGCACCAGCCCAGGAGGCCACGACATGCAAACGCTTGAAGAACCAGACCCCGACGCCCTCGCACCAACGCCCATCCGCCAGAACCAGGCCGTCAAGCGAGCGAAGCGCGCATCGAACCGGGATGAGGCCCTCCGCCTCCGCAAGCAAGGACTGTCGTTCGACGCCATCGGGCTCCGACTCGGAGTGAAGGGCTCGACCGCCGCAGGGTGGATTCGGGACGCGATCCGCTCCGCACCGCTGGAGGACGTGGAGGACGTGCGGGCGATGGAACTGGACCGCCTCGACATGCTCCTCGCAGGCAACTTCGGTGCCGCCGTCCGTGGTGACGTGCGCTCGGGGGAGTTCGTGCTGAAGGTCATGGAGCGTCGGGCGAAGTACCTGAACCTGGACCAGCAGGCCGCGGCTGGCATCGAAGCGGTCGGGAACCTCCTGGATCGTCTCGTGCTCGGTGAGGACGGCGACCAGTGAACCGGCTGGAGGTCCTCGTGGACGGCGAGTGGACGCCCGTGCCGCTCGCGGAGCCGGTGGAGTTCACCCTGGCCGACGAGGAGCCCGTGGAGGCCGTCCTGGAGCCGCCTCGCACGGAGTGGACTCTCGACCTCCACATGCAGGGGCAGGCGTTCGGCCGGTCCTTCCAGGACGCCATGCTCGCGGCTGAGCGTCAGGCGTTCGCCAACCGGTGCGCGGCCCGCATGTGGCTCGCGCACCCTTACCGCCCGAGAGGGGCTCACTGATGGGATTCAAGGACGCGGCACTGCCGCTGAAGGAACAGGCGCTCGCTGACCGCATCGTGCGGGGCATGGAGCGGGCGCTGGCGGAGGATCGGCTGATCCGCACGGGCCAGGCACCGGAGACTTACGCCATCGCGCCGAGCGGGCTCGTGGAGCGTGTGCGATGACGACCGAGCAGATGGATGCGGTCGGGGACGTCGGCACCCGTGTGACGTGCCGGAACTGTGGCGGGCCCTACCACGGCGGGACCTCATGCCCGAAGCGCCCCAACCGTGGAGCACGGCTGAGGGTGGACCAGCAGACGAGCGTGAGGGTCGGCCACCCGTTCGAGGCGCGTGCGCTCGCCGCGTTCGTCGCCACCGCGCCCCCGGATGCCGAGGTCAGCATCACGGCGCACATGGGCGGCTCCCAGCGCGACCCTGAGCCGGTCGGGTACACCTTCACGGCCCGGTGGGTATCGTGACACCCAGCGAGTTCGCGGAGGCCATGCAGGACCTCCGGGACCGCCTCGATGAGGGAGACGCATAATGGACGAGACGACCGAACCCCAGGCCCCCGTGGGCATCCCGACCGCTGAGGACATCGGGAGCGCACCGAAGCCGAAGCCGCTGAAGGTGTGCAAGCGCTGTGGCGGGCTGTTCCCCCTCCTCGGTGAGCACCACAAGGCGACCGGCAAGTTCGCGTGCATCCCCGTCCCGGAGGGTGACGCGCTCGCGCTCGCCGCACGTCTTCACGGTGAGGAGGTCATCGCGGCTGTGCATGCGGAGGCCCAGGACCCTGAGACGGACGACCAGTGAGCAACTCGAAGGTCGATGCCACGTTCCACGGTGATCAGTCTGCACGCGATAGGGCCTACGGGTTGAGCACAAGTGCTCCGGGCTCACGGGCCGAGACTCCCGAGGGTGAGCAATCTGCCCAATCTGGGGGTATTCCGAGGGGTTCCAGCGTCCGCCGTACATATGACGCCGTAGGGCGGCTCGTGCTCGCCGTTCTCCGAGCCCTGGTAGGTAGAGGGGCCTGGACGAAGGCTCAGGCGCGAGAGCGGGCCACACGGCCGGGCGCAGGACGTGGGCGCGCGTAGGCGCAAGGCCAAGTGCCACACCCCGGCCAAGAAGTCGTGGAGGTTCGAGCCTGAAGCGCTCCGCGCCTCGACCGAGGCGACCTCCCGCTACGGCGACACGATGGAGCACTACCAGTGCGACTCATGCGGCTGGTGGCACATCACCCGCTCACGGCCGGTTCGACGGGTAGACTCCCCTCGTGGTCCACACCGAGCAGGAGGCGAACCCTCGCGCGATCCAGCGGGAGGGGTACGCGCTGTACCAGCACCGCACCCAGCGTTGGAAGATGCGCCTGCCGGTGCGTGACATGGAGCACCCTGACCTCCTCATCGTGATCGAGGGTCACAAGTTCGACCTCGTGGAGGAGTCTTGACCGGCGCGGCGTTCGGGCTGTCACCGAAGCAGAAGCAGTGCATCAAGCGCACCCCGTACCGAATCAACGTGTGGGACGGTGCGATCCGCTCGGGGAAGACGCTCGCCAGCATCATCGCGTGGCTCGACTTCTGCCGGTACGGTCCCCCCGGCCCCCTCGCCATGATCGGCAAGACGCTCCAGACCCTCTCCCGGAACGTGCTCGACGTGATTGACGAACTCCACCCCGCCGCCATCGTCTACACCCGTGGAGCCTCCACGGCCCGGATCATGGGGCGGCTCGTCCACCTGTTCGGCGCGAACAACGCCACGGCTGAGACGAAGATTCGTGGCCTCACCCTCGCCGGGGCGTACCTCGATGAGGCGACCCTCGTGGCGGAGCAGTTCTTCGCCCAGTTGCTCGGCCGCATGAGCGTGCCCGGCGCGAAACTGTTCTGCACCACGAACCCCGACTCGAACCGTCACTGGCTCATGCAGAAGTACATCAAGCGGGCGGGCGAACTGTCGCTCGTGCGTCACCACTTCCGCCTGACCGACAACCCCTCCCTCTCCCAGGACTACCTCGACGCGATCAGCAAGGAGTTCACGGGGCTCTGGCGGAAGCGGTTCATCGAGGGGCTCTGGGTCGGTGCCGATGGGGCCGTCTACGACCTCTGGGATGAGGAGGCCCACACGATCCCGAAGTCGCACATCGGCATCGGGGAGGACGGCACCTACCGGGCGCGTCCCGGCGTCGTCATCGAACGGGTCCTCATCTCCGGGCTCGACTACGGCCAGACGCACGAGACGCGCGCGTACCTCCTCGGCCTCGCCCGGATCATCACCGACGCGGCCGGGCGCATCCTCCCCGACTCGCAGGGTGGGGAGGGCACCACGACACGGCACACGCTCATCGTCCTGGACGAGTTCGCCCCGAAGGGCATGACGGTCGGTGAGCACGCGACCTCGTTCCTGAAGTGGCTGAAGGATCAGCCGGTGCCGTTGTGGCGTGAGCCTGAGTGGATCGCCGTGGACCCGGCCGCGAAGGTGTTCCGCACCGAACTCCACTCGAAGGGCTACACCACCCTCGCCGCGTCGAACAAGGTGCTCCCCGGCATCCAGACCGTCGCCTCGCTCCTCGCCTCCGGGGGGCTCTACGTGGTGCAGGAGACGAACCCGCATCTCGTGGACCGCATCCCCCAGTACATCTGGGACGAGAAGGCCACCGAGAGGGGCGAGACGAAGGTCGTCAAGGAGGGCGACGACGAGGTTGACGCGCTCCGCTACACGGTCATGTCGTCGTTCCGTGAGTGGCAGGATTACGTGCCGCTCGCACTCCCGATGGCGGCGTGACGGTAGCATGACCATCGCACCGGCAGGCCCAGTGCCCATCCACCATCGCGTGAGGCTGGACCTCCGCCTGCGAGCCCCTGGAGGCCCCGATGCCGTTCCCCGCCAATAACTCCGACTGGCCCCTCGAAGGTCGCCGCTACGACCGTGTTGCGGAGCGCTCCGTATGGTACGCGGGCGACCCGTCCGACCTCGAATCGTTCTACCGGGGCGCAACCCCGAACGCGACGAAGATCAGCCGGTGGCAGAACCTCGGCGGCAAGGACCGTCAGCCGGTGGAGGAGCGCGCGACCTCGAAGTTCTGGGGCACCCCTCAGACGGGCCCCGTCGATGAAAAGGTCCACCTGCCGGTCGCGGAAAAGATCAGCACCATGAGCGCGGACGCGCTGTTCAGCGACCCGCCTCGCTTCATCGTGGAGGGCCCCACGGTGACCGACCCGGTGACCAAGAAGGTGTCCCCGTCCCCGGAGACACAGCGCACCCAGGAGCGCCTCGACGCCCTCGTGGAGCAGACTGGGCTCCTCGCCACGCTCCTCAGCGCGGCCGAGACGGCGAGCGCCCTCGGCTCCGTCGCGCTCCGCCTCGCGTGGAACGATGCCGTCGCCCCTCACCCCACGATCACGCGCGCCGACGCCGACTCCTACGACCCGTTCTACTCGTTCGGGGTGCAGACCGGGACCCTGTTCTGGCAGGTCGTGTGGGCCGACTCCTCCACCGTGCTCCGCCACCTGGAACTCCACGAGGGCGGCTTCATCTACCACGCCCTGTACCGCGGCACGGGCGTCAACCTCGGCATGCCGGTGCCCCTCACCGAGCACCCGGCGACGGCCGCGCTGAACGTGAACGAGTTCGGTGCCACGTTCGCACGCCCCGGCCTCACCACGGCCGTGTCGATCCCGAACATGCTCCCCGACCCGCTCGACCGACGCTCGAACATCGGCCGCTCCGACTACACCCCCGCGGTGATCGGCCTGTTCAGCGCCATCGACCAGGCGGCGACCTCGCTCATGCGTGACCTGGAGGACGGGCAGAGCCGCCTCCTCGTCGCGGACTACATGCTGAAGAACCTCGGGTTCGGCAAGGGTGCGTCCTTCCCGGAGGGCGACCGGCTGTTCGTGAAGTTGAAGCGCCAGCCCGGCGACAACGGCGTGGAGGCACCGATTGATCAGGTGCAGTTCGACATTCGTGTGGAGGAGCACCTGAGCATGGTGGACTCGCTCACGAAGCGGGCCATCGAGGCGGCAGGGTTCACCCCCGACGCGGACCAGGGCGACGACGGCGGCGACATGACCGCCACGGAGTACCTCGGGAAGCACAAGCGCACCCTCGCCACGCGCGACAAGAAGGTCCTGTACTGGCGTGAGCAGTTGGCGCGTCTCCTCACGAGCCTCCTCGTCGTGGATCGTGAAGTGTTCGGCACGCCCATCACACCGATGCCGGTCAAGGTCGTCTTCCCGGATGCCGTGCAGGAGTCCCCGAAGGTCCTCGCGGAGACGGCCGCGGCTCAGGCCAGCGCCGACGCCTCCAGCCGGTACACGCGCGTCAAGACGATGCACCCCGACTGGGACGAGGCCGACGTGGAGGCCGAACTGAAGCGCATCGAAGACGAGGGCTCCATCGACCTCGACACGTTCGGGCTCCCCACGGGACCCCCGGCCGCACCCGGCACGGATGACGTGGACGACGCGAGCACCGAGGAGGAGGGCGCGGCGTGAGCGTCTCGCCCATCTTCGCGGCCTCGCTCGCGGAGGAGGTCGCCCGCATCTACGAGGATGCCGAACTGCGCATCCTGGAGCGCCTCGTCGCGATCCTCACGGAGGGCATCGACGGGGACTGGTGGGAACGGGACGTGCTGAAGCGCCTCCAGACCATCCGGCCCCAGGTGCTCGCCGTGCTCCAGGACGTGAACCCCGCGGCGGCTGACGCCATCCGGGCCGCGTTCGAGGAGGCGTACGGGGTGGGCATGCTCGCCGCCTACGCGGAGGTCGGCACGCAGGCTGTCCCCGTGGCTCACACGAGCGCCGTCACGGCCCTGGCAACAGCCACCCTAGGGAAGACGGCAGAGGCGGGCCCATTCATCCTCAGAGCGGCGGAGGACGCCGCACGCACGGTCGTGGCGGAGGTCCTCCGGGGCACGGTGACCGGCACCACCCTGAAGCAGGACGCCCTCCAGCGTGCGCTCAACGGGCTCGTGCGTGAGGGGTTCGCGACGGTGCCCGTGGGCCGGGGGAAGATGAGCGCCGCCGACTATGCGCGCATGGCGGTGCGGACGGGCACGGCTCAGGCGATGATCGAGGGCCACGCGATGGCGATTCAGGACCTCGGCCTGGACCTCTGCACGATCAACCCTGGCCCGCGTGCGTGCAAGACGTGTGACGGGTGGGCGGGGAAGGTCCTCAGCCTGGGCGGCACGCCTGTGGGCGAGCAGACCGTGGAGGGCTCCGGGCGTGAGCCTCTCGTCGTGGTGAAGGTGGACGGCACGCTCGCGCAGGCACGCGCCGCAGGGTGGGGCCATCCGAACTGCCGGTGCTCCATCCGCGCGTTCGTGCCGGGCATCACGTCTCGGCGTGAGGTCACCGACCGGCCGAAGTGGGATGAGAAGGGCTACCAGGCTCAGCAGGACCAGCGGGCCCTCGAACGGGGCATCCGGCGTGCGAAGGAACGGCAGGCTGTGGCGGTCACACCGGAGGCGAAGCGGCAGGCCGCACGGGCGGTCAAGGAGGGGCAGGCACGCATGCGCGCGCACCTGGATCGGCACCCGTTCCTGAAGCGTCAGAGCGCCCGTGAGCAGGTGCTTCGCCCTGAAGCGGCCTAACACATCGACGGGCCCATTGCCAGCCGCACGGGCCCGTCGTAACGGCCGTCTCCGCCCGTCTGGCCGCATGACCCCCCGCCTGCATAAAAGCACCCCACCCCCTCGCCGTTTGGCGGACTCGCGGATGCGGCAGTGTGGGGGACGTGCTGGCACCGCCTGTCGCCGTGAGGGCCGTCTGGCTACCTCCACCCGTTCGGCGTGCCCAACGGCTCACACGGGCGGAGGAGGACGGTATGCTGATCGGACTATCACCCGCAGATGGACCCCAGGAGGGCTCTCGCATGACCACTGACACCGCCAACACCACCGACACGCAGGCCGTGACGGACCCCGCAAAGGGCCCCGCGACGACCGCCGATGAGACGGCCACGGACGCCGCGAAGGGCGCGGTCACCGATCCCGCCAAGGCTCCCGAGACGGACCTCACGAAGCGCACCGCCAAGGACGACGCGGGCAAGGAGTGGACCGCTGAGGAGGCTCTGGCCGAGGTCCGACGCCTCCGTGGTGAGGACGCACGCAAGCGCGTGGAGCGCAAGGGGCTCCCCGACGCGCTGAAGGTCCTCGCCGCCGCCGCGGGCATCGAACTGCCGGATGAGGCTCCCACCGTGGAGTCGCTCACGAAGGACCTCCAGGCGAAGGACGTGGACACCACGCGCGCCGTCGAACGGGCCACGAAGGCGGAGTCCGACCTCGCCATCATCCGGGCCGCATGGGCCGCGGGCATCGACCCCGCCCGTGAGAAGTACCTCGCATTCACCCTCGCGGAGGATGCCGAGGTCGCGTCGAAGCGCGGCACCGACGAGTTCGGTGCTACCGTATCGGCCAAGATCACTTCCCTCGCAGGGAGTGACCCCATGCTGAAGGGCAACGCCGGGAGCGGTGGCAAGGCATCGGGGCCTGATTCCTTTGGTGGAGCCAACGGAACGTCCGCGATCACCCAGGAGCAGTTCGAGGCGATGGAGTACGACGCACGTCTCGCCCTGTTCGAGAAGAACCCCGAGGAGTACCGCCGACTGTCGGCGGGCTAACCCTCTCCCAACCCGCTCTGAAGGGAGCACAGCATGGCAACCACCATGAAGGCGGACCTGATCGTCCCCGATGTCTACGCGCCGGTCGCCGTCAAGGAGGCCGTTGCCGCGGCCGTCATGACGCAGGTCGCCGTGACGGACGACACCCTCGTCGGCCAGCCCGGCGACACGGTGACGTTCCCGAAGTTCAACCGGATCAACCCGGCCTCCGACCTCTCCGAGGGCGTGCCGATCGTTCCGCAGAAACTGACCACGGACGACATGACCGCCACCATCAAGGAGGTCGGTACGGCCGTCGAGGTCACCGACACCGCGGAACTGACCGCGCTCGGCAACCCCTCCTCGCGTGCTCGTGCGGCCATCTCGGAGGCTCTCGCGGAGAAGATCGACATCGACCTTCGTAACGCGGCCGAGTCCACCGCGGGCGGCTCCAGCCCCATCATCATCGGCGGTGCCGGTGGCTTCGCGTCCCTCGACTGGGACAACGCGGTCACGTCGGCCATCGCGTCGTTCGGTGACAAGTGGGACCCGTCGAAGGTCGCCGCCATCATCATCCACTCGCGTCAGCACGTGGGCCTCCTGCGTGACGACAACTTCAAGTCGAGCCTCACCTTCGGGTCGGGCCAGGCGATCCTCCGCGGCCAGATCGGTGCCCTCGCGGGCATCCCGGTCATCGTGTCGGACGCGGCCACGAAGACGGACGGCGCGACCGACCCCGACGACATCTACAACGCACTGGTCGTGCGCAAGGGTGCCCTGGGCCTCCTCTACAAGCGCCGCGCGCTGGTGGAGCAGGACCGCGACATCTACAGCCGCATCACCGGGTTCGCCATCACGGCGCATTACGCGGTGAAGCGTCTGGACGACAAGGGCATCGTCGTCGTCAAGACCAAGGCGGCGATCTGAGATGTCGCTGACGTTCTGGAACCGTCGTCGCCGGGAGGCGGCTGAGGCAGGGGAACTCCGTGACTCGGAGGCCGTTGCCGAGGCCGCTGAGGCGACCGCGGGCCAGGGCGGCACCGAGGGCGCGGAAGGTCACACGGGCACGACCCTGACCGACCCGCCGCTCGGGGCCCCCGACTCCTCGGGCATCGACACGGGTGGAGCCACCCATGAGGATGCTTCGCAGGAGGCCGAGGGTGCCGCTCAGGGCCCGGAGACTCAGGTCGTCGTGGTCACGTCCGAGGGCGTGGAGACGCACGAGACGCCACAGGAGCCCGCCTCGGGCGCTGAGAACGCTTCGGAGGGTGGAGACACCCAGGCGGACGAGAACGGCGCTGAGGACGGCGCTGGTGACGTGCAGGAGGGTGCTGAGGCTCCCACCGACGACCCTCAGCCGGGCAAGTCGGCGTCGAAGGACGCATGGACGGCCTACGCGCTCGGACATGGCAAGACTGAGGAGGACCTCGCGGGCCTCACTCGGGACGGCATCCGCGACCTGTTCGCCTGACACACATCGAACCCGGAGAGGGGGTCGAGGCTTCGGCCCCGGCCCCCTTTCCACACCCTGGAGGACCTCATGGCCCGTATCTATGCCGAACCCGCCGACCTTCCTGAGGCGTACCGGGAGGACTCGAACGCGGAGACTCTCATCCGGCGCGCATCGAACCTCGTCACGAGCGCCATCGCAAACGCCCGCTTCACCACGGACTCTGATGGGATGCCCACGGGGGATGCGCTCACGGCCGCGCATGATGCCGTCGTGTCGCAAGTTTCCACGTGGTTGTCCACAGGTGTGAATCCCGTGACCGGGTACGCCGCGAAGGGCAAGACGGTGACCTCGAAGGGCTCCAACGGCTCCACCATCGCCTACGCGGTGGACATGGCGCGTGAGGCGTACCTGAATGGCCTGGCGGAGGGGCGCACGCTCACCGACGACGCGCTCCTCATCCTGGACGCGGAGGGGCTCCTCGATCCGTACCTGACGGGCGGGTACTCTCGGGGTCGCATGTACAACCCCGTCCCCTCCCCGGACGTGGTGATTGACGGAGGAGACGGCTGATGGCGACCTACATTCGACTGCGCAGGAACGTCCCGGAGGGCATTGCCCCTGGGGTGGGCGAGCCGGTGATCCAGTCCGCGGGCGTGGGCTCGTGGGCGCTGAAGGTCGGGGATGGCGCGTCCCCGGTGGAACTCCTCCCGATCCTCGCCGCCCCTGCCGGTGGTGAGGGTGGCGGGCCGGGCATCGACGGCCGCACCCCTGAACTCCGCTCGTCGGGGTCGTGGGTCCAGTGGAAGTGGACCACGGAGCCCGCGTCGGCGTGGCGGAACCTCTACCAGCCTCAGGCGGGCCCTCCCGGCGCGGCGTCCACCGTTCCGGGCCCTCCCGGTGCGGCATCGACTGTCCCCGGCCCTCCGGGTGCCGCGTCCACGGTGCCGGGCCCCCCGGGGGCTGACAGCACCCTCCCCGGCCCTCCGGGAGCCTCCGCGACC